TGGCCGCAAGCTTGGCAGAGTAACCACTGGCCGCAAGCTTGGCATAGTTACCACTGGCCGCAAGCTTGGCAGAGTAACCACTGGCCGCAAGCTGGGCAGAGTTACCACCGGCCGCAAGCTGGGAAGAGTCACCACTGGCCGCAAGCTGGGCAGATTCACCACTGGCCGCAAGCTTGGCAGAGTCACCACTGGCCGCAAGCTTGGCAGAGTCACCACTGGCCGCAAGCTTGGTAAAGTCACCACTGGCCGCAAGCTGGGTAAAGTCACCACTGGCCGCAAGCTGGGCAGAGTTACCACCGGCCGCAAGCTGGGCAGAGTCACCACTGGCCGCAAGCTGGGCAGATTCACCACTGGCTTCTTCTTTGTTATTACAAGATTCCCAAAGGAAGTCGAAGGAGGCTTTAATATAGGCCCTAAGATCTAACTTGGCTCCGATCTTAATTCTATTTGTGACGACCTTACTATCATCAGGATGGGTTTGTGTTTCTCCGAGGGACTCTACTTCATGAAAGTTTGAGTCTATAAGATCGTAGTAGCCGAGACAGTCGAGAGGATTCGTGCAGAAATGAAATCCAGTAACACAAATCTTTATCGCTTCTTTAATCTCATACTCCTTACCTTCTTCGTAGGTAAATTCTTTACAAGTCATATCCTTGTTAAACGCCTTGTATCCTTTGATGACAGGATATTCTTTCTTCGGTGATTTCTTAGCGGGCATTGTAGTCAATAATTATTTTGGGATAGATGATGTTTGAGAGGATGACTTTGAACAGGGGGGCTATTTCAGAGATATCATAACCAGCAATTCCTAATCCAACGGGAGTGAGGTAGAAGGTTAATTCAGGATGATGTATAGCGTAACGATAGAAGTTATCTCGGTATGTCTCAAGCCCAAATACCTTACCTAATTTAATAGGGACCTTCCGATGATTTTCGTCGAGAGTTGGAAAAGCGTAAGACCTTCCCTGTATCCCTTCTGGCTTACCCTCTATTGCTCCAAATAGCTCAACCGCTGTCCTAGCTGCCCCTCCGGCATGATTTCCGGCCAAGTTTGAGCCAAAAACGAATACCCCTCCTGGTGGTAGATCGGTAATGTGTTCTGGGGTGTAATTCATTGGGGGTTGGTTAGGGTTGGTTGGGGGGGTTCGTACATTTTGCAAGGTTATACCACCTCCTTTGCACCTATCTTATGAGCAAGGGAGGTAGATACACAACCTACTGGAATCACGAGGACCTTGGGAAAGGTCATCTTTTCAAAATCAACGCAATCATCGTCGTCAGTAATAACAATACTTACATCAGATCCGTTTCTAATAATATCATCAACGACTGCCTGGTAATTTGTCCCACCATTACCAAAACCTGGGTCCTGGTGCAAAAGTACGTTGTTGAAATAGATGATATCTTTTTCAATCTTCCCTCGATACTTTCGGATAACCTCTAATAGTTTTTTGGTAGCTAGAGACGTTTTGTCTGGGTTAAAGCTTCCCGACCGATCCACATAGAGGGTGAACTTAGCCGCTTTTTTTTTGGAAATCATACCTTTAAGGAGAAAATCTCCCTCAGCTCTACTTGGTCTGCGGTAGCTACTCACTCTTACGATCTTATTTCTTCCAAAGATACGATCTAGCTCAGAGGCAAGAGAAGGCTTTGGAGGCTTAAATCCAACAATAGTTTCGTGCAGCTGCTTAGCAGACCTCACTTTATCGGACTTTTTCTTTTCCTCTTTTGCCTTTTCCTTTGCTTGTTTAACGATATCCCCTATATCTTGCTTACTCTTTCCTTCTTTTTCTACAGTGACTCCCTCACCGTCGAACTGGTTTCCCGAAGCGTCAAAGCTTATGCTTTTAACCTTAAAGTCTTTCAAGAGTTCATTATAAAAATCCTCTGCATACTCTCCCTTTAAGCCTTTGAGGGAATCCTCGGTAATACCTCCAGCAAGCATGGAGCGGGGTTTTTTTATGTGGTAGTTGTTCTCTTTGGTGTAGATATACTTTGCTATCTCCAGGTCGGCAGCGATATTCCATAGTAATCTGTTGATCTTCCGGTCTTTTTCTAGAATACCAAGCCTAACCTGGTGCTGTAGCCAAATGTGAGACATTTCATGAAGGCGGGCGGTCTCAAGCTCTTCTCCTGACAAGACCCATGAAAGGTATATTGCTGAGAAGTCAGTATAGGCTATAGCTGGATCTCTACCATTAAATCTAACCTCGTTAATTTCCTTCATAATAGGTGCTTATATCATCAAATAAGGGTAGCCGTTGCTGAAGCCATTGCTGTAGCCATAGCCGAAGCCATTGCCATTGCCGTAGCCATTAGGGAGGGTCATTTTCTCAAGATATTTTTTGCTATCGCTTTGGAGCCAATGGAGCGAGATATTTTCTGAGCCCCATCCCCGCTATCATTATTATCCCGAAGGATCATGAGTATTCCACTTGCCATATTGGGGGTGACAAGACCTTTCACTAGGTCCGTAACATCCTCCTTATAGTTCAGGCAGACATTCACTGCGGCATCAATACTACGGGGTGAAGTCATGCGCCAATCAAGTCCTTCACCGTTTGCTTCCAAGAAGGGTAGCTCCTGTATTTTTATTCGGTCTATGACTTCGTTAACGAAGGGGATTTCGCCGTACTTTTTTCGCATATAGTTAGACCAGGAATCAAAGTCAGGATTGAACGGTACTACCGAGAACCTATTAATCATAGGAAGACTTAGGCCATCGCCGCCGCCCCACTCAGGAGGATTAGCGGCGGCTACAATGTCAGTACCTTCGGGTATTCCAAAGTCTTTTGGGTGGGTGACTAAGGTTAGGAGTGTATCAGCCACTTCACGACGGGCTTTGTCTATTTCATCCAGAAAAAGGCACTTGGATCCGGTAGATCCTTGTAGTCTCTGGATATACGGAGGGATAGTTCTCTTTTCTAAGGCCCCTTCTCTGTATGGTATTCCTGCTATATCCTCTTCTGTTTGGGAGGAAAGGAGCAAAACTTCACAGTGATCGTACTTTTGTCTAATCTTCGCAGTCTTGCCTACACCTGGGGCTCCTACATATAAAATTGGGATGCTCATAAGGTTATATCATCGAATAAGGGTAGCTGCCATTGCCGTCACCGTAGCCATTGCCGTAGCCGTCACCGTAGCCATAGCCATAGCCGTCACCGTAGCCATAGCCATAGCCATAGCCATAGCCGTCGCCGGAGCCATAGCCGTAGCTATAGCCGTAGCCATTGCCGAAGCCGTTGCTGCCGTAGCCATTGCCGGAGCCATTGCCATTGCCGAAGCCGTCGCCATTACCGGAACCGAAGCCGTCGCCATTACCGGAGCCGTAGCTGCCGTAGCCATAGCCGAAGCCATTGACGGAGCCGTCACCGTAGCCATTAGGGAGGGTCATTTTCTCAACGTAGTTCCCTTAAAATCGTACAGGTTTACTGATGCTATGATTCCATAGCAAGCTGAGATAGGGAAGGTTTGTACGTCCGACGGGATAAACCGATCAAGCGTTACAGTAGCCCCTGATTCACCCCGAACAACGCCAGGCATACCTTTTCCTCCAGAGAATCCGCCGAACATTGAACACTGATCCATTGCGATATAGCCTTCCGGGGCTTGTACCTCGTTACCGAAGAAATAGAATCCACCAGCAATAATAAAGATTTTCCAGTTTTCCATAATAGTTAAGGTTATATCATCAAATAAGGGTAGCCGTTGCTGAAGCCATTGCTGTAGCCATAGCCGTAGCCGAAGCCGAAGCCATAGCCATTGCCGAAGCCGTTGCTGCCGTAGCCATAGCCGTAGCCATAGCCATTGCCATTGCCGGAGCCGTCACCGTAGCCATTACCGAAGCCGTCGCCGAAGCCATTGCCGTAGCCATAGCCGAAGCCATTACCGGAGCCGTAGCCGTCCATGAGGGTTGGGTTAGTCTTGCATTAGAGGATTACTTTCATCCCCTTCCATGATTTCCTCTACTGACTCCATATCAATCGTTTCCTCTTTGGTCTTCAGGGGATTAAAGGGGTCGAGCCCTTCATAGATCATGTCTAGGTTAAAGCCTTTCTTCTGGACCTCGGCCCAGGCGGTGGCAGCCTCGACTTCCAGTGACTCTTTGGGGTCGGGGATCATGCCGTACTCAGTACTCATGCCGTCACCGGTCTTGGCGACTACCAGGTCGTACTCACGGGGGTTGCCCCATTTCGAGTTACGGGATAATTCCGTGATAGCCTTCAGCAGGAACTTCTGGGTAATCTCAAGCACCTGGACGGATTTGGCGGCGTAGTTCCAGACCGGCAGCGCCCAGAACTCCTTGGGCATCTTCTTCTCGCCGCTCTCCTCGATGCGGATGTCGCCGATGTCGATCTGGTCGCCCTTGTGGAGGCGTACTGGCTTGTTCTGTATGCTCCAGTACTCGAGTCCAATGATCGGGGAGTCGAGGATACGGAAGCGGTTCTCGCCTTTTTGGAACTTCATATAGTGGCCGTCGGACGAGGTAACTTCATAGTCCGGGGGGAGGAATGTGCTTGCCATAAAAATATGCGTTATATGCTGGTAATTTCGGATAGGAGAGAGGGCAAAAGAGTTATTGTGAGATAGGCTTTGAGCTTATGGGTTGGTTTTTTGGTAATGGTTAGAAAGCTCTCCGATTTCTACAATAGTATCAAGCATATACTTAAACTCCTTCATCACATCTTCTGAGGTTGGCTTATGGCCAAACTCCTTCACAATTTGATCGAGCTTGTCGGCGAGTTGGAGGGAGGTCATTTCACCTCCCTTCTCGTCTCCTGGATTCGGTTATAGAGGTCGGCTACCAGAGCCATCTTCTCAAGGAACTCCGGCATCTCCTTGGGCATGGAGTAGCGGTCGTGGATCAGGAGGGTGAGGCCCTCAGTTATCAGGTCGTAGTCTAGGTTGGTCATGCTATTTGTCTAAGAGCCAAAATAATTCACCTTCACATTCATTTTCTTTCATAAGCCGTTCCTCTTCGGCGTTGAACTCTATGACGTTGTAGGTTGAGATCTTACTATTGGTTACCGCCATTCTTAAAGGGCCTCCTAGAGACTCCTGTAGCCCGTTATAACTAGATATGATTTGTTTTATTGCGTTCATGATTCCTCCCAGTACCCGTCGGCGAACCGGTGGCCCTCGCCGTCGTCCTGCGTCTGGTCAACCCAGACGAAGCTTCGTCCATCCTCTAGATCCATATTCATAGGGTCCTCGTAGGTGATAAGGGAGCCATCGTAATACTCCCCGGAATCATCGGCGAGTTCCATAGTCTTCCATACGCCAAATGCTGTGGTGTCCATAATGATTAGAATTCGCTGGTAAAAATGGGGGACTTCTTGTAGGGCTCGGCGTAGCGAGAGGCTACAGCCTTTTGATACTGCCAATCTTCAAATGCTTCCTCGGCTTCCAACTCCATGATCTGCTTGTATTCATCCTCGACAGCGATACTTTCCATAGCTTGCAGCATTTCGGTTTCCTCATCAAGGCTTGAGGCCGGGGTGAGGGTGAGGTACTCAAACGGCTGCTCAACATCGACGACTGACTGAAACTGTCCAATGCTCATCCCATAAAAAATGTGGTTCATACTGTGCCTTTCGGTTAGTTATATAAGGCTTGCAGCCCCCACCAAGATCCAAGGGGCCTGATGGTTGGTGGGGATTGCCAGCCTTAGCTGGTGGAGTTGTCAAGGATCTTCGCTTTCAATAAATTAACTATAAGCTCATTCGGATACCTTGTCAAGTGGTGCAACAGTTCGTAGGAATAGGCTATAGAACTATATAATCATAGCCCCTTGTTTTGTGGTGCATCACAGGGTATACTGTGGCCTATATGGAACGCAACAAACAGTATTATATTACCTCCTGGAAGGCTCAACTTGATGCAGAGCCTACCAAAGTCGGAGCTATGACAGAGGGAGCTTGGTACGTTTCATGGCTTGGATTACTTTCCAGGTTGTACTGTAATAATTGTATAACTTACGCTGAATATGAGACAGAAATATATTGAGCTGCTTAATGACATTGATAGCGGAGAGCTTATAAACACTGACAAGGTGGCAGATTTGCTTGGGGTAAAAAGAATCACCGTGCAGCGGTTATACAAACGGGGTGATCTTCCTGGCCGCAAGCCCCTGGCTGGTGGATGGATACTATTTGATCGGGAGGATGTAGAGAAGCTCTTAAAAAGGCCCTAGGTTCTTGCGTAGGTGGGGCAAAATGGAGCAAAATGGAGAAAGACAGTAAATTTGTACCTCTATGGCCGAATCGAACATTACATTTGAAAGTAAGAGCGTGGCCTTTAAGACCAACGCCGCTTGGATTATTTTGATTGTGATCGTCTTTGCCTTTAATACATTTTGGCCAGATATTGCCGGAACTTGGTTTTGGGACTTTTTTCATTTTATGCACCAATCACTTATAACTCATATCCGATGACCTTTGGACATGTTACCCTCTTTGACATTGTGGTCAATTCCATAGAAATAATTGGTATGGTATGGGTCTCCTATAAGCAGGACCGGATGCTAGACCAGATAGAGCAGTTACTTAAAAAAGAAGACCAAGAACTTAAACAACTAACTGATATACGTGGCTAGATTACCGAAAAAGAAAACCTGGGAATACTACATGAACCAGCTTGGTATATTCATGGCCTTATTCTTTATTTTGTTTGTGATTTGGATAAACTTTGGCCCCCCGGCTAATTAATATGAATCACGGCATACTTAAGTCGCTCAGGAAAAGTTTTACCCCTTTTGGTCTGGAAATAGTATCCGGAGATCATTGTAAAGTTGTGAATAGCAGTGGCCGTATTATTTATCATTTTGGAGGAAGTCCATCCGATATTAATTTTGCCAGGCAGATGATTCGTGACTTGGTAAGGAGTGGCGATTTACCAAAAAAAGCTAAGAGGATAAAAATATAGGTATACCAAATAGACCCCCGCGTTCTGGAGGGTCTATTTTGTGCTAATTTCGTAGATGAAAGAACTACGATGGCCATCTAAGGGATAGGCATTCAAAGCAAGAACTTCAAGACCTTGGTTGGAAGTATGTACTCAGCGTATTCCTTTAAGCGAAGGGGTGTCAATAGGGAACCAAAAAACCGCTCGGCTTTCGCTCGCAGCGGTAATTTGGAACAGGATCAACATCTAAGGAAGGACGTTTCCATACCATATTACCAGAGTAGACACTTGACGTCAAGTGAATTACCATACATAATTACTTTAATCCTAACAGGATTATTCAATATCTAAGTCCCCACAAGGGAAGAAAGGCGTTTTTTATGCGAAGAATGGTAAATACAAAGATAACGGAGAAGGATTCCTTTTTGGATATGCCTCCTACGGCAAGACTTCTCTATTATGATTTATTAGTTCGTGCTGATGATGATGGATTTATTACTCCTTATCATGTTATACGAATGACAGGGGCTTCTGCTGATGATTTGAAGATACTTATTGCCAAACAATTTTTATACCAATGGAACGATGGAGTGATCGTTTTATTACATTGGCGCGAACATAATAATGTAAAAGCTGATCGTTACCAATCTTCAGAATATTCTCCACGACTTCGTCAGATAGCAAAATTATACGTTCTAGGAGCACGTGATAATGGTTCCAAAATGGTTCCAAAACGGTTCCAAAACGGTTCCATTCTGGTTCCGCAGGATAGGTTAGGTAAGGATAGGTTAGTAGAGGATACTAATACCCCCTTACCCCCTACGGTGGACGGGGTGGAAAATATTCAAGAAATGAAGAATCTTTGGAAAGATTTGGTAGGGACAACACTACGAAATCATGTTGAGGAAAACTTAAAGGCGTATACGTCACTTAAAAAAGATTTTACAGATCTAAATACATTACTTAAAGCAGTTAGAATGATTCGTGCCGATGTATACCAGCCGAGAAATTTACAGAATAAGCTTATAAACTACGTTGGTTTGAAGGAGAAGATTGAAGAGGTTGAAGCATTTATTCAGGTTAAAGTTGACCAGAAACATATTTCTAATTCTAAGATTTTGGAGGCATCATGACCAAGTACGTAACCTTATTTGACGGAACAGAACTATCTTTTCCTGATGAGTCTATGGCAGTTGTAGAAAAAGCAATGACTGATAAATTACCTATTCGGCTCCAAGGTAATTTAGTGAATGGATCTTCCATTGCTAAGATTAGTGAAATGACAAAGAATCCAGAGTACGGACCCCATATAGCGGCTCGCTCATCGTCAATTATGCAGTTAGCTGCAGGAGTATTTGAGGATAAACCTCAAGGTATGTCGGATGAAACACGGCGTAAGATCATGGACACGTTGCGGAAAACAGATGATACGGGAGTTTTGAAGAAGAAAGCGTATTTTGCCTCAAACCGTTTAGCGTACCTGCTGCATGACCCAAAAGGTAAGAAGTGGGGACTTTTGGAGTGGGAACGGTTCAACTCCGAGCATCCAGAGCCATGGGAAGAATATGAGAAGTTGATGGGGCATGAAGAAGCATATAGCGACTTACAGCAAAATCTCCCGGAAGATATTATTGCTTAGAATGGCTTATAAAGGGCTTGAAATATCGTAAAGGTTACATTGTCCAAGTTGTAACGAAACTCACGATTTTGACCCCTCTACGCAATAAACTAGGCCCTTGGCTAAGTGGGGGAGCAGGTGCATTTTTATAAGACGTGTGGGGTGTTGACTATTTTTGCTAATTAGCAAATTATGGAGCTATGACATGCGCCAACTGCGGAGCCACCACATCACGAGTTAAGATTTATTTGGGAAAGGAAACTTGTCATTCCTGTGCCGGATTTAGTGAGAGCGGCGGAGTGCGCACAGACGGGATTATGTCCCGGGAGCGAGTGAGAATGGACGCTGTGAAGTACGAGGGTGATGCGCTAAACCCTTGGGCATATTCCAAGTCTGAAAAGCACTTTGTACCAAACGAGGAGTTTGTGAAACGCCACGCCTCCAACGCCCACAACTTCTTTACGCCGGCAGACTTGGCCAAGAGCCACCCGAAACTTGCAGGAAAGTTAGGGAAGGGGAGAGAGCAGTATGCAGCGGCCGAGGGAGTGGGGGAGAGTGCTCCCGAACTTCAAAAAGTATTTACAGTAGCCTAAATTATCCGGTATGGATACGACAACCCAGAAGAACACTTTGGTAAACGATGATAATGAGGGCTTTGACGAGGTGATAATTTGACGCGCAAGTATACTACGATCTTCAACTTCATTCAAAAAATGGCGTAATGCCTAAGCACGCTACCTCAACCAGCTTCAAGAAGGGACAGCAGGCCGCTCTTGGAAACGACAAGACGGCCAAGCTTTCCACGCTCCTGGAGATAGCGCTTAAAAGTGCAAATACCCGCAAGGAATATGAGCAGGCAAGAACTCTAGGAGCGGCTATAGCTACCGATTTCGCCAACTCATACTGGCAGGCCAAGACCGTCCAGGATAAGAAGGCGGTATTCTCCGAGCTCATGGACCGCACTGAGGGCAAGGCGACCCAGCCCGTGCTGCACGGCGAGGATAACGACCATCCCTTCACTTCCATTTTTCTAAAGCCAGAAAAGCTTCCTGATGATCAAGATCACGGCGACTCCTGATATCCTGGCGAAGTACGACCGCGTCTGGATACCGCATCCCGGACCCCAGACAGAGTTACTACGGCGCAATGAGGATGAGATATTGTACGGCGGAGCCCGGGGCGGCGGCAAGTCCGACGGCGGCCGGGCCTGGATTACCGACCACGTGGACAATCCCCTGTATAGGGCTCTGGTAATACGAAAGAACGCCGGAGACCTTGCCGACTGGGTAGACAAGGCCCGGTATTGGTACGTCCCGATGGGGGCGGTTTTTGCGTATCAGCCGACAGTAATCACTTGGCCGAGCGGCGCAAAGATCATTACCGGCCACCTCAAGGACGCTGACGCTTATACTAAGTACCAGGGCCAGGAGTTCCAGCGAATGCTCATCGAGGAGCTGACGCAGATACCGGACAAGAAGCGCTATGTCCAGCTCATTGGATCCTGCCGCTCAACGGTTCCCGGCATTAGGCCTCAGGTTCTTAACACGGCCAATCCCGGCAACATCGGCCACCAATGGGTAAAGGAGCGCTTCATCGACCCGGCTGTTCCCGGGACGAGGTTCAAGGACGCCACCGGCCGCAGCTTCATCTTCATACCCTCGACCATCGATGACAACCCGACGCTGACGGAGAACGACCCGGGATACGTCCGCTACCTCGACAGCATCAAGGAGACCGACGAGAACCTGTGGAGGGCCTGGCGCTACGGCGACTGGTCCATCTTCGTGGGCCAGGTATTTGCCAAGTTCCGGCCCGACACGCACGTCCTGAACCGCTTGCCTGACGGCGTAAAGCTATCTGACTGCAAGAAGATCGTTGGCTTTGACTGGGGCTATAACGCCCCGGGAGCTGCTGTGTTCATCGCTGTAACGCCAAAGAACCGCTGGGGAGTCAAACACTACTACCAGTACCGGGAGCTCTACCTGACCAAGAATGACCCCGCCGAATGGGCGGCTCGCCTGGCCGAACTCAACGAGATTGACAACATCGACTGGATGGTGCTGCCGCACGACTGCTACAGCGAGGCTCAAGGCCATAAGAGCATCGAGAAGGTGTTCAAGGAATATATGCCTGGACTTAATTTTATCCGCGGAAAGACGCTAAGTAAGGGTGCCCGTCACCAGCGCGTAGCCATCATGCAGTGGTGTCTGAACGCCGACGATAATGAGCCTGAAGGTCCTCCACGCTTCCGGATGCTCTCACGCTGCACCGACATGATACGGACTCTACCTAACCTGGTATACGACGAGAACGACATCGAGGACATCGACTGCTTCGTAACGGGAACCATGATATCTACCCAATCCGGCGATATTCCAGTCGAGTTGGTCAAGACCGGCGATATGATACTCACGCCTGTCGGTCCTCGGAAGGTCATAGTGTGCGGTGAGCCAAAGGAGTCGCCTACCTGGACCGTCAAGTTGAGCAACGGAAGCGAGTTGCAGGGCACACCGAACCATAAGGTATTCGTTAAGGGAAATGGTCTTACTGAGTTGCGATCATGCCTATGTGATGATATACTAGAGACATGGAATACAACATATCTGACAAGCTTACCTCAGTTGAATACAGAGGTATTACCTACCGACGCTATCATGGACGGCGGTACTTCGAACCGAACGGAAGCTACCTTGCAAAGGGGTATACTTCGCTTCATCGCCAAGTCTACATCGACAACAATGGCCTTATACCGGAAGGCATGCACGTTCATCACAGGGACCACGATACGGGCAACAATGACCCTGATAACCTTGAGCTTGTTGAGAAGGGGAAGCATGCGCTACTACACTACCGCGAGCGAGTCCGCTCAGGGGAGCTCCCAGACCACCTGGACAAATGGCGCAAGAGTCCAGAAGGGAAGCGAACCCTCCGTGAGAATCTGGCTAAAGCTCGTGAGAGAAGCCCTGTCCGGCAACTATCGTGCGGTCATTGTGGACAGCATATTAAAACGCAGCACCAGACCAAGCGGTTCTGTTCAGAAGCATGCTCGCATGCCGCTCGGAATGCCGATCATGTCAGAAAATGTCCAATCTGCGGGAATGACTTCGTCTACAAAAACAAACGCAGTGGCCGCACCTGTTCGTATCGTTGCGGTTGGATCCTCAGAAAGACAGCCAGTCTACCGCCTACGGGTTGAGCAGGCCCACCTCTACTATGCAAACGGTATTCTCGTAACTAACACAGACGGGGAGGACCATCTCTTTGACGCGGCGAGTCTTGCGCTCATGACAGAGATATCGGATGCTCCTTCCGGCCGCGTCATCCAGACCAATGTATCCTCCTTATTTAAGCCCACAGAGACCTTTGGACTGTCCCGAGATGGCCTGGTCGTTCCGCGTGACGCCCTGGATGAGCTTAGAGAGAGCTTGCCAAACTACGGTAATTAGCATCATACTGGCACCATGGTAACTAATGACGAACATGAGCCGATTACGGTTCGACTGTCCTACAAACCCTGGGCCGAGCGTCGCCTTAGACCCTTCTACTGTGTGCGCTGCGGAAAGTGCGTCTGCGAGATCACTGGCGACGCCACCGAGATCATTCCCGGCGCTCCGAATGATGAGGAGATAGGGGAGCTCGACATTGCTCACCACGCCCGATGTGGGGGAAACATCCGTATAAGTCACGGCGTACACGTCCGTTGCACGGCAACTTACTATTTCAACTGATATGGAAATCCACGAGCTCACTAAAGAGGAATCTAGGCCCGTAACTACTGTTCCGGAGCTCTCTATCTCCCTGTCCGATTCTGAGCTCCTGGAGCTCATAAAGCGCAAGACCGACGAGTACAAAGCTTGGCTCACGGCCCACAAGATTGACCAGCGGGCTAAGATGAACGTCGAGTACTGGAAGGGCGTCCAGGAGACCAAACGCAAGCGCGGCATGCCTGATACCCTATACAAGAACAATATCCTGCACCGTGACCTGGCCACTCGCGTCCAGAATGCAACCAGTCGCATGCCGGACGTGGTGGTAATGAGTCCCCAGCAGGATGAGGACCCCAGCGTCAAAGAGGACACCAAAAAGATCGAGGAATGGCTGAAGATCCGTATTGACTCCGATGTGACCCGCCGCCTTGCCCAGTCCGCTGTGCGCGATAACCACCTCAAGTTCCGCGGCATCTGGAAGTATCGCTACGATAAAGCCCGTAAGGACGCCGTGATTGAGCGTCTACGTCCTGAGGACGTGGTGCTGGACTCCACCGCTCGCATCCCCGAGGATGGCTATACTGCCGACAATATGGAGTTCATCGGGGAGTGGATGGAAGAGTATACCTCTGTCGTGTTCAATATGTTCCCGGACAAGAAAGAAGAGTTGATGGCCGATCTTTCTAAAGAAGCTGCAGCCGGAGGAAAACCAGCGTCTTCAAAGATCCGGTTTCTGCAGGTTACAGCCCGCGTGTCTGGCAACGACGGAAGCCCTAAGCTCATACTCGTCAACTCCTACAAGGATATCCTACTTTCCAAGTCTCCTCATCCTTTTTGGGACGAGCGCGAGGGAAGCGACATTGAGTTTGGCTTGGTCCCCGAAGAAAAGCTCGACCCAGCTCTTGCTGCCGCGGTTCTGCCAAGCCTTGGCTTGGATGTTCCCCGCCACAAGCCCAAGCGCTTCAATCATTTCCCCTGGCCTCGCATGCCTTACAGCATATTCAGTGGCGAGAACCTTGGCGACGGCCCGATTGACGATACTACCGTGTTTGAGCAGTCCCTAAGCCTCCAGGACATCGTCAACCTGCGTGGAGACCAGATAAGCCAGACCAACGAATGGGCGGTTCCCAAACTGGTTATGGCGACGACCGCCATGACCGAGGCTAAGGCCTCTAAGATCTCCCGCGACCCGTCGGAGATCCCTATGGTCGAGTTGAAGGAAGGCCAGTCCATAGATGGAGTCGTCAAGGAGATCCAAGGCTCACCCGCAAGCGCTGCCCTCTACCAGGACCTCCAGCAGTCTATACAGGCTATTGATGCCCATTTCTCCACCTCAGCTGCTGTACGTGGTGAGGCTGTAGAGCCTGAATCAGGCGTATCAAAGCAGATTAGCCGTGAGGGAGACCTCTCAGCGTCTGATGACATAGCCCAGACCATGGTGCAGCGCTGCGTAGAGGAGGCCGCTAACTGGCTTGTGCAGCTGGCTAAGATCTACTTCGATGATGATAACCGCGCAAGTGCTCCAGGACCTGATAGATCGCTCATTTCTGCCTCAATTAACAACAAGCTCATCCCCGACAATATCCAGATTGTGGTCAAGGCTAACGCTGTGGACAAAATGACCCAGCGCAATATGGCCATGAACCTTGTGAACAGCAAGGGAATCGACCCGATGAGCCTGTACGAGGACCTGGAGTTTCCCAATCCTAAGGAGCGTACCCAGCGCCTCATGGACTTCCTGGCCGCTGAGGCTCAGGGTCCGACAAAGTATCTGCAAGACATTGGAGTTAATGCCGCCGAACCCGCCAACAAGCAGAACGAAGCTACTACTACAGCTCCTGCCGCACCAGCACCGGCCGCACCAGCAGCCGCTGGACCTCCACAAGCTCCCCAGCCTCCTACGGCTCCAGCTCCTGCCGGCCCACCACCGCCTGCGGCTCTCGCACCACCTCCTCAACAATAACGAATCTATATGGCAAAAAAGCGGGGCGGTACGCCCCAGAAGCCACAACCAGACGACGAGCTACTCGCGGTATTCGCACCGGAACCTGAGCCCGTTGGCGTGCGCGAGACCTACGGTACTGCCCTACCTGACGATACTTCCGGCCCTAAGCGCGAAGGCGACGAAGGGGCGGGGCTTACCGCTCTATTCGGGGGTTCGAAGTCGCCACCTATTGATGTAAAGACAGTGGAAAGTCCTCCTGACTTCGGACCCATAGTAAGTTCCGTGGACGAGTACATTAAGGACCAGGTACTGACCGAGATGTATGGCACCACAACCCCATCTGAACATGACAAGATCCAATTAGCCATAAAGAGAATGCTATGACTGCAGAAGAAATGGAAGCGAAGATGGCGCAGCTTGAGGCCAAGAACGCCGAACTTGAAGCAAAGATACCAGCTCCAGTAGCTACAATTGACCCAGACCTACAATACAAGCCTGGAACCTGGAAGGCACTTGACGAACGCGAGACGGCCAAAGCCGAAGCCGCTGCCGTTAAGGTCCTAAAGGAAGCCGAGGAAAAGAAAGACGCTGAGAAGAAACGTCAGGATGAGGCAGTAGCCGAACAGAAAAAGAAGATCGATGAGGCTTTTGAGGCCCTTCAAAAAGACGGGATTGTAGCCGAAGTGAAAGATCGAAACGACCCTAATGATCCAGGAGTCCGTCAACGCAAACAGGTTCTGGCTTCTCTCGTGCGCTCTGGTGGACAACATGTTGACGTTGAGGCTAGAAAGTTTAAGACCGCTTGGGATCGAGGTTTAGAATATGATGATGTTCGTAATGAATTCGTGCCTGTCGGACAAGGTACTAACCCCAACCGTGATGCATACGTCGGCTCTAGCGCGAATCGGGTCGCTACCCCTGCAGCTCCCGGAAAGATTAGTATGAGAGGGGTAGGCGGAGATCTGGACGAGGCTCGTCGCCGATGGGAACTCACTAACGGGAAAATATAACCGCTTGACAGCATTTGCTGTAACGTTGCATACTTAAAGGCATCAAGGCCAAAGAGCCGTATCCCTTCTCGGGACGGCTCTTTTAGTATCCAAGAACCTAATTAGTAAGTGACCATTCATGGCTACGTTCACCGACACCCGGGTAAACGCGATGACGCAGGAATCATTCCTGCCAGCAGTATTTGACCAAGTAATCTCCTCCACCGCGCTGAGCCTTCGCCTGCTTACCAACGGCAAGACCTGGAAGGGCCGCCAGATGGTCGTGCCTATCAAGCTTACCAACAGCAACCAGGCCCAGTCCTTCTCCGGTCTCGACTCTTTTGTTGCTCAGGAACTTTCCACCAAACAGCGCATGATCTTCGACCTGCGCGGCGCCCGCCAGCCGGTCGCCGTCAGCGGCCTGGAAGTCCTCGCAAACGACGCCCCTGAGGACCAGATCATCGACATGATCGAGGAAGCCCTCGAGGAAACCCAAACTGAGCTTATCGACTTCATTGCCGGCATAATGTACGCCTACGGCACTGGTAACTCCAATAAAGACTTCTACGGTATTGGGGCTTACGTTGACGACGGAACCAACGTGGCCACTGTCGGAGGTCTTTCCCGCTCAACCTATCCA